GGACAGGTTCAGAAGTGCAGCAAGCAACGCGCCTCTTAGCTGCATTTAAGTGTGCTTGTTTATCCATCGTAAAATCCCACATGCTTGCATCGCATGTGATCAATTCTTTGGACTCTCCAAACAACTCTTGCAGCGTTCGGCATAACTGCAGGATTCCTTCATCGTGATGTCCCATACCTGCCGCTGAATGCAAAGTCTTGCCGCACTGGTAATTTTCTATGTCTCTGGCATTCACTGCCTTGTGTAGCAACTTTTGTACTAGGCAGTCTATCACCGAGCAGATCCATATCATCCTCCAACGGCCAAGTTTCGCCTTCTCTGGCTTATGACTCTCAGGCTTCACAGAAAGTTCCAACACGTCTTTAAGCCCGTAGTGTACGACTTGTTCAGGAGAGTAGCTCTCAACAAACCTGGAATGTAACAACATTAAGATCATCCTGCACTGCACCAGCTCAATCAATACCTGAAACATCTGCGGATCTTGGACCCATTGGCGCTTGCTCAAAGAACGAAAGCGTGCAGAAACCCCTGAGGATGAATCCTGTAAGGTCGCAGCTTGTTTATACCAACCCTCAAAGCCTCGCTCAGCGTGGCTTTCAATCGGCGAGCAATCAAAGACTTCCATTCCCTTCTGTAGCGCGGTATTCCAATCCTCCTCAGTTGCTGGAGGGCTTTCTACGCATGCTAGTGCGGCATGTGCCTTCATGCTGTCAGCAATGTTCTTTCTGGTGTTTTCTGGTGTGATCCAAGTCTCACCGTCATAACCCAGCTCTTTGATCAGTTCATTGACAGCAGCTTCTCTCTTCTTTGCAGTTTCACTCAAGTTCTTTGGCGGTTTCTTTCTCCTTTCTGGTGTGGTGGGAACACGTTTGCCATCTACTCTAAATTCACCAATTTTCGTGAAGAAAGCCTTACCGTTTGCATCAGGCAGAACTTCTTTAGAGTTCACATCACTGTACGTAGTAACGGCATGGTAATCACGGTAAACGGTAAAAGCACTTGTGGATACAACATGTTCGTGTACTGCATCAACACCGTACTTGTCGACGGCATCATCCAACTCTCCAACGAAACTGAAGTCGGAGTTTAACACCTGACGTTTCACGTCGGCAAAATCTAAGCTCATAACAACAACAGCCGAGGCAGCGGAAGCACAACACGCTGCGAGCGTTTTCAAACTAGAAGTTGGCTTTGCATGACACTTTCTCAACTCGTCATCTTGCCCAAACACAGGCAAAACGTCTTCATCGCCAGCAGAAGCATCTTCAAATACTTCTTCTGGAACATCTTCAGCCTCAGGAAGACTTAGACCAGGTGCTTGAAGCACAGAAGGAGGTTCGCAACTCTCACCATGGTCATCGTCGTGGCCATGGTCTCTGCGCCGAATGCGCCTGCCCATATGTTGGTCCTTTGGCGTGTGTCTGTCCCCATGGAGATCTTCCATGATCCTCTGCTGGGCTTCAGCCCATAGCTCTTCAGTGTCAAGGTAATGTTTCTCTACTTGTTCAAAGTCCAAAGGTTCCTTACCATGTTGTTCAAACTCATAGGACTCGCCTATGCTCAATCCAGCAAGTTGCCTCAAGACTGCGTAGGTGGTATCAAAGTACAGGTTGTTGTTCCTCATGAAAGAGAAGATCACACCGAAGTCAATACCAATGTTGTACTGACCTTCCAACTCGATCAATTCACCTCCAGGACGAGAAACGTGAAATCCTGCGTACTTTGGCACGCCACCCACCATTCTGCGGTACAAACTCCCACTGGCGCCTGGTTCAGTAGATATCTTTGCTAAAACGATACCTGCCTTTTCAGCGGTTAGCGGTTGCGCACCGAGCCGGCCATTGGAAACCCACAAGCCTCCTTCAACTCCTTGACCAAACATCATGTCAATTGGCCCGTTAGACACAGGTGCGAAGTCTTTGCTTGACAAGGCCTTCGCACCAATAGCTGACCACTCATTGGCAGTCAACGGGGCTACTGCAAAATCAAACGCGCTGCCAGTGTAGCACTTTTCTGGCTTAAGAAATCGGCTGGCGTCTACTCTGACACCCGTGTTCACAGTGTTACTGCCAGTCAAAACAACGGCTTCTTTGTTAATCAAAGCGTGTGCTGTGATGACTGCACATCCTGCCACGTTGGCGCCCATGCTGTCGTACACTCCTGTCTCACCATTGACTTTGAAAGTTCCCTTCCAAAGCTTCTGGTCAATAGAGCGGACATACTTAGCGCCAGCGATTGCTGATTCACCGCAGTCAACACGTTTAGTTGTGGCTTCTTTCCAAAGAGGTTGATAACCGTCACCAACGCCAAGGCCCCCGTTTCGTTCGAGTCGCTGTAAAGCGCCTCCAAGGTCAGAGGGGAAGCGGTAGTAAGCTTGGAGAACACCTTGTCCATCGGGGTGCATAAAGAACCCTGCCGTGCTAGGAAACACATCACACTTCTCAACTCGCCTAAATGGGCAGTAGATCAAATTCAAACAAGCCTTCAACCGTTTCACGTTGTACGCCAAAACGGCCAAAGAGCTAGAGACTAAATCTGCAAGCAAACCAAGGGAAATCTTCGAGGCCACCAATGTGGCCACGACAACACAAGCAAGTTCAACAATAGTGAACGCCATTGCGAAAGCCGGTCCAGACCTAACCTAAGCAATGTTAACACTACGTGAGCGGAATTGGTAAAAGCGTGTAGCGTAAAGCAACAGAGTATAAGCTTGTCGTAAATGACAACAGAGCAGAAAGATGCAAATGAAATTCA